GAACCCGGCCACGAACGCTGGGGAGCCGATTCCGGCCGCTCCCCCGCCGCCCCCTCCCCTGCCGGCCGCGCCGCCTCCGCCTCCGCCCCCTCCGCCGCCCGCGGAGGCCCCCAAGCGCGGCCCCGGCCGGCCGGCCGGATCCCGCAACAAGCCGAAGTCCGGCGAGGCGGAGATCAAGGTCACGGAGGCCGTTTTCCGGGCCGTGTGGGATTTCATCGGGGACGCGCTGGCCTCCCTCATGTTCGACGATACGGAATAGCCTTCCGTGCCCTCGTCCACGCCCGGCGTCATTCGCGCCGTTCAACATACCCGGGAGGTAGCGCGGATCGTTTCGTTGCCGCGCCGGGTGTGGACGCAGGAATCCGCCTCCGAAGTAGCGCAAGAATTTACCTCCGTGCTCCGGAAACCCGGAGGCACGATGGTACTACGCCCTATCCAGGCCCAAGCCCTCTTGGAGATTGGGGTCAACGGCGGAGGCTTTTGCCCGATCCGCGTTGGCGGAGGTAAAACGCTTTTGTCCGGCCTCGTCCCGTTTGTCTTGGACTCGCGGCGGCCGGTGCTCTTTCTTCCTGCCAAACTAATCGAAAAGACCAAGAGGGAGTTTCGCATTTTGGCCCAGCATTGGCCAATCCCTAACTTTATCCGGCTTGTGTCTTACGAGCTTTTGGGGCGTGTCCAGGCCCAAGCCCTTTTGGATCAATACCAACCGGACGTGATCATTTTGGACGAGGCGCACAAGGCCGGCAATAAAAAGGCCGCCTGTACTAAGCGCCTTTTGCGGTATTTGGCCACTCATCCAACGTGCAAACTCGTTGCGATGTCAGGAACGATCGTCAAGCGATCGATCAAGAATTATGCCCATTTGGTGGCGCGCGCATTGGGACCTTTGGAGGCCCCTGTCCCTCTTTCGTTCACGGAGCTAGAAGATTGGGCGGATGCGCTTGACGAGAAAACCACGACGGACAAGCGGATCGGCCTCGGGGCACTAACGCTATTCATGAGCCGCGAGGAACGGGAAGCGGCGGACGAATTGACGGCCGCCCGACAAGCCTATCGCCGCCGCCTCGTTGAGACGCCCTCCGTAGTGGCTACCACGGAGGGCTTTGAAGGGTCGTCCCTGACCATTGAGGCCCTATGGGGAGACCGTGAGATCAAGCTTTCTCCGGTCATTGACGAGGCTTTCGCAAAGCTCCGTAAGGAATGGTGCGCGCCCGATGGGTGGCCCCTTATGGATCCCATGAGCGTTTGGCGCGTCGCCCGGGAGCTTAGCCAAGGGTTTTATTATGAGTGGAGGCCACGGCCTCCGGATCCTTGGATGGCCGCTCGCCGGGAATGGGCGAAATGGTGCCGGGAGATCCTCACGAATAACCGACGCAATCTTGACTCGGAATTGCAGGTTACTAACGCGGTCTCCGATGGGTTCTATCCTTTGGCTGAGCCCGCTCTAGCCGAATGGCGCCGGGTTAGGGATTCTTTCGAGCCTAATTCGGTCCCGGTTTGGTTGGATGACTCGGTAATCCGAGCGGCGGCGCTATGGGCCAAGATTGCCCCGGGCATCGTGTGGACGGAGCACCAAGCCGTCGCGGAGGCGCTTGCCAAGCATGCTAGGCTTGTATACTATGGCAAGCGTGGTCAAGACTCCCGAGGCCGGAGCATCGAAGATCACCCGGCGGACGAGTCCCTAATCGCCTCCGTGGCGTCGAATGCGGAGGGCCGAAACCTCCAAAAATGGTGGCGTAATCTTGTGACGTCATGTCCTCCTAACGGCCTCCGATGGGAGCAAATGCTAGGGAGAACCCATCGCGACAACCAAGAGGCGGACGAGGTTATTTTTGACGTGGTATGTACGTCGATCGCGCATATCGACGCTTTCCAACAAGCCCTAAAGGATGCCGCGTATATCGAGGCGTCCACGGGGCAAGCGCAAAAACTATTGTACGCCGATCGGCTAATCCCGGAGCCGGACGACGTTAGAACCCGGCCGGGACATAGGTGGATCAAATGACTAGCACGGCGGGACTTTGGGACGGCCTCAACGACGCGGAGGTTTTTGAGACCGGGATCTATTTCTCCAACAAGGAAGGGATTTACGACGTGGAGATCGTCCGGTGTGTTGAAAAGGACACGCAACGATCGGGCCTCGCGTTCATCGTGGAGACGGAGGTCTTGACCTCGACGCAACCGGAAGATCCCGCGGGCTCCCGGCGGACGTGGTTTCAGAGCATGAAAAACAAGAAAATCGGGCAAGGGGCCGTGGCCGGGTTCCTCTTGGCCCTTTTCGGGTTGGAGAACAATAGCTCCCGGAAAACCGATTTCTTCCCGTTCCTGCAACGGCTCATGCCTCGGGTTACGGGTCCGGAGAACGTCCTCTCCGGGTTTGTTATCCATTTGGAGACCAACTTGATCAAGACGCGCGAAAAGGGGGAGGATTTCACCCGTCACAATTGGTCCCCGTTCGATTTCGAGGAAGCGCGGAGGCTCGGAATCGATCTCCAACCTCCCAAGTGGGCCGACCATACGCGGGCGCTCCCGCCGGCCGGTTACGGCGCACCTCCCCCGCCCACGGCCTCCGCCGCGTGGCAACGGACCGCGGACGGCTTGCACGTCCTCAACCCGGCCACGAACGCATGGGAGCCCGTCTCCGTTCGCATGCCGCCCCCTCCCCCTCCCCCGCCGTCCCGAGGCCCCAACCCGTGGGAGGTGCCGGGCGTGCATATCTCGGACGACCGGCGTTGGTATTGCGTCCCCGGGACGCAGGTTTGGTGCCCGATCCCGGGCCGGTGACCCATGCTTCCGGTTGGACTCGATTGCGAAACCGCGCTTATCCGGCCGGGGCTACAGGCTCCGCCTTTGGCGTGCGTCGCAATCGGGTCCGCCGAATGGCAAACCGTTTTCCACCATACCGATTGGGTAGAAAACGTGGCCTCCCTCCTAGAGGATTCCGACGTCCTCTTTATCGGGCATTATATCGCCTTTGACTTTTCGGTACTCTGCAACGAGGCACCGGAGCTTTTCCCACTTGTTTTTGATGCTTACGAAGCCGACCGGGTTTCTTGCGTTCTTTGCCGCCAAAAACTCTTGGACATCGCGCAAGGCACGTATCGGGGCTTTGAGGATATCGACGGCAAGGCAACCAAGCTAAATTATGCCCTAGAGGATCTAGCCTTCCGGCACCTCCGGCGGATCTTGGATAAGAATACGTGGAGGTTCCGATATGGGGAGCTAATCCCGGTGCCGTTGCCGCAATGGCCGGAGGGGGCAAAACGCTACGTTCAAGAGGACGTCCGGGCGGCCGTGGACGTGTGGGCCGCGCAGGAAAAATCCGCGTATTATCTTGAGGACCAATACCGCCAAGCGCGGGCGTCCTTTTGGCTAAAACTTATGGCCGCTTGGGGCCTCCGCACGGACGAGGCCGGAATCAATGCGCTCGCAACGAGGACCAAGCGAGAATATGACCGGATCGCGGCGGACCTCCGCGCCGTCGGATTGCTCAGGCCCGACCATGCCAAGCGCGACGGGACGGTTAAGGATGGCTCCCGAAACCTCAAGGCGGCCCATGCCAGGGTTGCCGCCGCGTATGCGCGTCAGGGACGCGAGGTCCCCCTTACGGACGGAGGCAAGCGCGGGATCCGGGTGCCTTGTACCGATAAGGTAACGTGCGAGGAATCCGGCGATCCTGTCCTCATTGAATACGCGGCGCTTTCGTCCCTTAAAAAGGTTTTGTCCACGGACGTCCCCTTGCTCCGTGGAGGGATCATTACGCCGATCCATTCTACCTTTGAGGACATGAAAGAGACCGGGCGCACGGGCTCTAGCGATCCCAACGTCCAGAATACCAAACGCACGGGCGGGATCCGGGAGTGTTTCGTCCCTCGGTGCCTCCGCTGTTCCAGGGTTGCCAATGACAACGATCTAGCGTGCCGGTGCGGGGCGCCGCTAACTCTTATGTGGAGTTGCGATTTTGGCGGCTTGGAGCTTTGCGCATTGGCGCAAACGTGCTTGACGGTCCTTGAAAAGTCCCGCCTCGCGGAGGCGCTCAATAACGAGTTTGATCCGCACCTCATGATCGCGGCTCAAATCCTCCGCCGTGACTATCGGGAGCTAAAGGCCGTCAAGAAAGCCGGTGCTCGTCCCGACTGTCGCGCCCGCTTCGGGGATTCTTGTAAGTGTGATTATTGCACGGTCATCAATGCCCGGCAAACCGGCAAGGTGGCCAACTTCGGCTTTATGGGCGGACTAGGAGCGGCGGCCCTGGTATTCTTTGCCCTCAATAACTATGACGTCCACCTTACCGAGGACGAGGCGCGCGCCCTTAAAAGGGTTTGGTTTGAAACGTGGCCGGAAATGCGTGAATACTTCACGTGGATTTCCAGTCACACGGACAAGCCTTTCCCTCAAATCAAGCAACTGTTTTCCAATAGGTTCCGCGGAGGCGTCCGTTTCACGGAGGCGGCAAACACTTTTCCCCAAGGACTCGGGGCAGACATCGCAAAGGCGGCCGGTTGGGAGGTGCTCCGCGCTTGTTACGACCCGTCACGGGACTCCGTGCTTTATGGGAGCCGGGTTTGTAACTTCGTTCATGACGAATTCGTAGGGGAGAGTTTCGCGCCCGTGGCGCATGAATGCGCTTTCGAGGTCCGCCGGCTCATGCTCGCCGCCGCCAAGCCATGGCTACCCGACGTCCGGATTGACGTGGAGCCGGCGCTAATGCAGCGATACTCGAAAGAGGCCGGGCCCAAGTATGAGAACGGGAGGCTAATCCCGTGGGCCGCCTAGTATCTATCGATCCCGGACATGATACCGGGTGGGCCTCATGGGATAGCGCCCGCCTCGTTGGGTGTGGCCTTTGTCACGTCAAGGACTATCCGGAGCTACCTTTTAGGGCCGGCCTCCCGATTGATGATTTGATCGTGGAGGTGCCCCAAGACTACTCATCCAACCGGCAAGTTGACCCCAACGATCTTATTAGCCTCGGATACAAGGTTGGGGCCATCGTTGGAGTTTTTACGGCTTATCATCATCTTATGAGCCGGACCTTTACTTGTGCTCGGGTTTTTCCTCGGGAGTGGAAAGGACAACTCCCAAAGAATATTTGCCATGATAGGCACCTCCCTAAACTGGACGCCCGAGAGAAAAGAGTTTTGCAAACCGCCCTAGCGGAAGTCCCGAACGGGAAACGGCACGACGTCAAAGACGCGGTTTGCCTAGGGCTTTGGAGGATCAAGCGATGAAACTGGACGCATGGATCGCGGCGGAGATTGCGGAGGGGAGGGCCTCCGGGAAGAAAGACGCTTGTAAGAAACTGTCCGCGGCCACGAAAACGACCGGGGGAGAAACGGTCTCCGCCCTGACGATCGAATCCGCGGCCGGAGGCATGAGGATCAAGAAATACCCCAAGGCAAAGGCCATTCAAGACGCTACCAAGGGCGCCGTTACCGTGGCGGAGTTGTGCGAATGAGCGCCGAGGTCCGGTGTTTCTTTTGCCAGTACCTTGACGGAGCCGGGCACGGAAAACTTTGTCCCATCGGTTGGCCTACCAAACACCGAAATAAAATGATTTGGTGGGCGGGACATCATGCGGGATTGGCCGGCAAACCTCTTGACGTCCGAGGGTATGCGGACCCGGATGACCGGGCACGTTTCACCATGGGTTGGACCGTAGGTGCGGAGGCAATTGCCCCGCTTCACAAGGTAGGGTGACATGGGCGACGCTATCCAGCATGAGGCCACGAACGCCGCAACGCGGTATCTTTCGACCCTGGAAACGGTCCGGAGCTTGACTATCTCCGACGATTCGGATTTCGAGTTTGTCGGAGGGTTGCTCAAGGATGCGGCGTCCAGTTGGAAAACGCTAGAGGCGCGCCGGACGGAGATCACGCAACCCATGCTCGCCGCAAAACGGCGCGTGGACGATCTCTTTAAGCCCGCGCTGGACTCGTTGAAAGAGATCCAACGCCTCTTGAAAGAAAAGATCGCGGCATACACGGAGGCCCAGCGCGCCGCGCAAGTGGAGGCTATGCACGCCTCCGCGGCTCAATTCGTGGCCGGAGAAACTCCTACGGCCGCGATCGTGGAGGTTGCGGAGGTCAAGGGCGTCTCCGTGGGCCGGTCCTATTGGGTGGCGGAGGTAGAGGACGCCGATCTCGTCCCTCGGGAATTGTGCTCCCCTGACCCGGCGAAGATCGAACGGGCTATTTGGTACGCGGATACTCCGCAAACGCCTCCCCGGCCGATCCCGGGCCTCCGGTTCCGGCTCAAGACCGATGTCACCGTGAGGACCGGCAAGTGAGGCGCGCGCTTTGGCCCAATGGGCCTCCGGAGGCGCCCAAAACGTGAGCCGGGCCGTTCAACTGTCCGCGGCATCAAACGAGCATTACGGCCCGCCGTGGCTTGCCGACATGAGCTTGCTAACCCAAGCCGCTTCAATCCGCACGGACCGGGCGCTAATCGCCACGGGGCGCGGGACCCTTTACGATTTCGTCAAGATGGCTTGGCAAGAGGTTGAGCCGGCCCGGTTCCAAGATAGTTGGCATATTGAGGAAGTATGCGCCCACTTGGAGGCGATGTCCTATTGCGAGATCCGAAACCTCGTTATCAATGAGCCTCCGGGTTGCACTAAGAGTCTAATCGTAAACGTCCTTTGGCCGGCTTGGGAGTGGATTCTCCGCGCCGCCACTAAATGGATCTTCGCGTCCTATGACTCCACGCTAGTCGGCCGGCGGGACGGAGGGAAGCTTATCAATCTTTTGGCCTCCGTGTGGTTTCGGTCCCGATGGGGGAACCTGCTAACGGAGACTAACCCCAGCGCGTCAAACTTCGATATCGTCGGCGGAGGTTTCCGGTTCTCAACCTCGCCGCGAGGGAAAGGCACCGGCCGTCACGGAAATATCACCGTCTTTGATGACATCGTAAAGCCGGTCAATGTGCTTGGGGGAGGCACGATCGAACGGGCGGAGTTGCGCATGGTGTCCGATTGGAACGCTAACACCATGTCAACCCGGCAAGCCGACCCGGCCACGCATCGAAACCTTATCATTATGCAACGCCTCCACAACGGAGACCTTGCCGGGGAAATGCTCCGCACCGGGGATTACGTCCACCTATGTTTCCCCATGCGCTTTATTTCCGATCTCAAGTGTCGGACGAAATGGGGCGGAGACCGGCGCACCGTCGAGGGTGAGCTATTGTTCCCCTCCCGTTGGCCGGAGGCGGAGGTCAAACGTACCGAGGCCAAAATGGGGCCGGCCGTGGCATCCGCCCAATTCCAGCAAAGGCCGGACGTGGAGGGAGGCGGAATCTTTAAGCGCTCCGTGTGGCGTTTCTGGCACCCTCAAGAGGATTACCCGGAGCCCTGTCTTTGCGAAAAGTGTTTTAAGCGCGCTCAGATTGATCCGGCGTTCCGGGATCCTTCCCATGTCTCCGGCCGCAAGTCCGTCCTACTCCCGGCGGCGGGCCTGGATTGTCAGTCATGGGACATGACTTTTAAGAAAACGGCGGATTCCGATTATGTGGCGGCCGGATTGTGGCGCGCGTACGGAGGCCGGTTCTATCTCGTTGACGTCCTCAACGAGCGGCTTTTTTTCACTGACGCAAAGATCCGCGTCATCCAATGGGCCGCTAAGTGGCCCTCCGCCTACGATAAGCTAATTGAGGACGCCGCGAATGGTCCGGCCATCGCGGATGAATTGAAGCATGATATCCCCGGAATTACCCTCGTCAAGGCGCTAGGAGGAAAAGAGGCGCGCGCTAATGCTACCTCCCCGCTCTATGCGGAGGAAAAGGTCTTTTTGCCTCACCCGGACATTTGCCCCTTGATCTGGCATTATATGGCCCAGCATGAGGCTTTCCCAAAGGACGTCAACGACGATCTAGTAGATCAAGCCTCGCAAGCCCTGCTAAGATTGCGACAGTACGGGGACGCATTCTCCGCGGCCATGGCCAAGATCCGAGGCGACAAATGATCGAATTCCTAAAGATGGTTGGCCAGCGTCTCACGAATCTTGACGCTTGGTACAACCCTTTTACGGCGTTCGGAACCGGAAGGGATAAGACCTCCCACAATCTCTTTTCGGGAGAGGTGCGCCTCCCGGACATGCTACTTACGGACCTTTTCAATTACGATGACATCGCGCGGCTTGTGGTGTCGATCGTGCCGGATGAAATGTTCCGCGAGGGTTTCACCCTGACCACGGAGGATCCCGATTGCGCGGAGGCCGTGACGGAGCGCGCAAACCTCTTGGACCTCGATACCCGATTTGCGGACGGGATCCGATGGGGCCGCCTTTATGGCGGAGGCGTCATGATGATTGGGGCCGATGACGGAGGCTCCGCGGATACTCCGCTTGTCCCGGAACGTGTCCGGACCGTCGATTTCCTCGATATCTTCGATCGCCGGAGGGCTTGGCCGTGGAGGTATTACCAAGATCCTAGGCACCCCCAATTTGGGCAACCGGACATTTACGCGCTCCAATCCCTCACGGGCGGGATTGCCTATGTCCACGCAACGCGCTTGGTCGTTTTCCGTGGAGCCCATACGGACGACTATACCCGGCGGATGCTCAATAATTGGGATTTCTCCGTCCTCCAAAATCCTTATGAGGCCATCCAAGCCTTTAACGAGGTTTACCAAGCGGCCCGGCTCATGATGACGGACGCCTCCCAAGGCGTCTTTACCATGAAAGGGCTAATGGGCATGATCGCGGGAGGCATGCGCCAACAATTGGAAACGCGGGCCGCAATGCTGGACATGGGGCGGAGCGTGGCCCGGTCCGTATTCCTCGACGCGGACGGCGGCGAGCGCTTTGAAAAGGTAGCTACGCAATTCGCCGGAGTGGCGGACCAATTGCAACAAGCCGCCAAGAGGCTAGCGGCGGCAACGAGGATCCCGGTTATGATCCTCATGGGGGAGAGTCCGGCGGGCCTCGGGGCGGCCGGCGCGGCGGATGCGTCGATCCGGACGTGGTATGATTCGATCCACTCCCAACAAAAGAAAACGGTTATCCCGCACCTCCGCCGGATCTATCGTTTGATCGGATATTCCCTCGGATATCAAGCGGGGCAACGATACAAGATCGAAGCCAAGCCGCTTTGGCAAGAGACTCCCAAGGAAAAGATCGATCGCCGGAAGGTTCAAGCGGATACGGACGCCGTTTACCTCCAAAACGAGGTTTTCACTCCGGAGGAAGTGGCGGCCGTTCGTGGCGGCGAGGAACCGGACCGGGAGATCCGGATCGACCCGGAGGACCGGCTAGGGACCATGCTCCCTCCCAAGTCTCCGGGAGGTGCGCCGCAAGTCCCGGGACCCAAGGCGCCCCCTGCCCTCCCCGCCGCGAGGCTCACGCCCGCACCTCCGGGGACGCCTCCGACGGGCCCCACGCAATCCCCCGCGGCGGACCAACCCGGAGGACGTCCCGCCGTGGACAATCCCAAGGGTTCCCCTCCGTGAGGATTCCTTCCTATCAACGGCGGAGGCTCCACTCTCCCAAACCTCCGCTTGCCACGGTTGCGGCATATCAAACGCTTTTGCGCCGTTGGCTAAATGCGTTCGACGTCCACCTAGAGGACCTCTTTTTGTCCGGATGGGAGCAGAATCCGATCCACTTCTCCGGGGAGGTACCGCGCACGGACGCTAAGACGCCTCCGGGTTCCTCGTTCGTCCGGAAGCGTCTAGGGCAAGCGGAGGTCATCCTAGAGGAAGCTTTTGCGCCGGGCTCTCCCCTGTCCAGGGATATCCGGGTCCTCGCGGCCCGGGTCAATAAAAAGGGTGACGTCGAATTCCGCCGCCTCGTTGGGATCTCCCCGCGCAAGGATCTAGGCGTTGGCGCGGCCCTAGACGTTTTCAGGGATAAAAACGTTGCGCTTATCAAGTCCCTAGTCGGGACTCAATTGGACGAGATTACGGAGATCCTTGCTAATGCGGAGGTAAACGCCCTCCGCGTGGAGGATATCCGCAAGCAACTCCAAGACCGTTTCGGCGTCAACAAGAGCAAGGCCGATCTTTTGGCACGGGATCAAGTCCTAAAACTTAACGGGGATTTGACGCAAACGCGGCAAATGGCCGTTGGGATTACTCGATACATTTGGACCACGGCGGGCGATGAAAGGGTGCGAGGGACACCGGGCGGAAAATGGCCCAAGGGCCTCCACTACGATCTTGACGGTACCGTACACGATTGGAACAATCCTCCGATTTGTGCGCTTGACGGGCGCCGAGGTCATCCGGGCCAAGATTATCAATGCCGGTGCATTGCTTACCCCGTGCTTCCGGAGCTAGAGGACGAGGGACCTCCGGCCGTTGACGGTACCGAGGCCACGGAGTAGCATCTAAGGGTGAGCCGGGTTGCACGTTTCGACGTAGGGTCAATCCGCGAGATCCAACGGACGCCGCAAGGGGGACTTGTCGTCCCTAGTTACCCAACGCGCGCGGGCGTTTTTTCTTACCGGAATTCGGACGGCACCGATCGCCGGGAGCTACGTCACCCGGACGAGGTTTTTGCTCCCGAAAGCATGGCCTCGTTGCGGAACGCTCCGATCACGGATCTACATCCAACCTCCCCGGTCAACCCTGACAACTGGCAAGCCCTCACGGTTGGCCATGTCGGAGAGAACGTCCAGCGCGACGGATTCCACCTTGCGGCGCCGTTGCTTATTCAGCATGCGCCCGCAATCACAAAGATCGAAAACAAGGAACGCCGGGAGCTTTCTTGCGGTTACGATTGCGACCTAATCCAAGAGGGAGGCGTTTGGGAGGGACAACCTTACGACGCCCAACAAACCAATATCCGTTACAACCATCTTGCGATCCTTCCTCCGGGTGCGGCGCGCGGAGGTCCTAGCGTGTCGATGCGTCTTGACTCTACCGGGGCCGTGCAAGTAGACTCCGATAAAAGCGTTTGCCCTCCCGAGGATAAGCCAATGCCGACCATGCATCGAATCGACGGGATCGAATATGAGGCGGGTTCCGTGACCCATACCCAAGCCGTCGATCGCGCGTTGGCCAAGTCCGCGGAGGCGTTGGCCTCGCAATCCTCGCGCGCCGACAAGGCGGAGCAAACCGCCAAGGACGAGAAGGCGCGCGCCGACAAGGCGGAGCAAACCGCCAAGGACGAGAAGGCGCGCGCCGACAAGGCCAGCGATCCGAAGGTTCTCGCGGAGGTCATCCGCCGCCGCGTGGACATGCTGGATCTATGTCGGCGCGTCGCAAAGGCAACCGGCTCCCGTTTCGACGACGCGGACGAGGAACAGGCGGAAGGCGAGGACGAGGGAGCCATGATGCTCCGGATCGTCAAGATGATTGACCCGGACTTCAACCCGGCCGGCATGTCGCCCGACAAGATCCACGGGTACGCCATGGGCCGGATCGCGGCCCTGCTCCAAGCGGGCGAGGACAACGAGGACGAGACGAACGAGGACACGGAGGCCCCGGGAGGCGAACGGGAGCAGGAAGTTTCCGGGGGAGTCGTCCCGCCGGCCGCCCCGGGCCGCTCGGACTCGCGGAGGCGGCGGGACGGCGCCGGATCCTTGCTCGGGATCTTCGGGGCGCGTCGGGTGGCCTCGCGCGAGGACGGCAACGGAGAGGCCGTTTTCCGGGAGCCGGGCGGCGGGCGCAAGGTGCGCGCGGATTCGCCGGAGGCGGCGGAACAGCGCATGCGCAAGGGCCACCAAGACGCATGGCAAGAGCCTCTCATGCTCTCCAAGGACACGCCTCGCGGCGGCAAGTAGAGGTCAAACCCTTTTCCCGAGGACCGGATCATGCCCAATCCCGCGAATCTCTACACTCCGCCGCAGTTTCCGCAAACCACGGTCAACTATTTCCCGAACGTTGGCCTCAACGGTCAACTTGCGGATACGGGCCACCATGACATCACGACGGCCGTCGCGGAAAGCCCGGGTTTCGACGTCGGGCTTGCGATCGTCCTCGGCGCCGGAGGATACGGTTACGGCCGCCTCCCGGCCGCCTCGGGAGACATCGCCTCCGTGATCGGTTTCTCGCTTTACGAGGCCATGAGGGAGCCTTCGATCCCCCGGTTCCTCCCGTTCGTGGCCGTGGACATTCTCCGCAAGGGCCGGATCTGGATCACGGCGCAAGGGATCACCGTGGACAACGGGCCCGTTTTCATCATCTATTCCGGCGCCAACGCCGGTCAACTCCGCGGGGACGCCGGGTCCGGCGGGAATGCCGCGTTGCAGTTGACCCGGGCGACCGTGCGTCAGGGCTCCGCGGCCGGCGGAATGTCTCTGGTAGAGGTCAACCTCCCGTAAGGGAAAGGGAGCGGTCATGTACTATCGGATCGATACCGCGGACGTGGCCGCGGCTCTCAACGGGATCGGCCTCCGTACGCGCAACGGGAAGCGCTATACGGCGGACTCCGGCGAGACGGCCGCGTTTCTGCGGCAACTGACGTACATCTTTACCCGGACGTTCGACCGGAAATACCCGGAGCTAAAGGCCCGGCGTTTCATTCCGGTGAACAACGAGATTTCGCCGGGTGCGGAGTCGTTCGTCAATCGTTCCTTCGATCTCGCCGGCATGGCGAAGATCATTTCCAACTTCGCCGATGACCTCCCCATGGTGGACGTGATCGCGGCGGAGATCACGCAACTAATCAAGTCCCTCGGTGACGGGTACACCTATTCGATCCAGGAAATGCGAGCCTCCGCCATGGCGGGGACGCAACTGGACGTAAAAAAGGCGTTTGCCGTCCGTCGCGTCATGGAAAACACCGTGGAGCAATTGGCCGCGCTGGGCAACGCGGCGGCCGGCCTCCCCGGGTTCATCAACAATGGGAATATCCCCATCCTGTCCGCGCCGGGGCCCCTCACGGGGAATTGGCTCACGGCAACGCCTGTTCAAATCTACAACGATTTGAACGCCATGGCAAACGCCATGGTGGTCAATACGAACGAGGTTTTCCGGCCGGATACCATCCTGCTCCCGACGAATCGGTTTTCGCTGGTTTCCACGCTCGCGATGTCCGATATCGACTCCACGACGGTCCTCCGCCGGTTCCTGGAAAACTCTCCGTATATCCGCAATGTCGATCAATGGGCCTTCCTCAACTCCGCGGATGCCGCGGGTACCGGGCCGCGGGCGATCGTCTACAAGCGGGATCCGGAGATCGTGGAGCTTATGATCCCCCAGGAATTCGAGCAATTGCCGCCGCAAGCGCGCAACCTCGCTTTCCTCATCGCGTGTCACATGCGTTTCGCGGGCGTCATGTGGCATTACCCGCTCGGTGGGGAATACGTGGACGGGATCTAATCCCGGTTCCGGCGGGCGCCCGCCCCGGTAGAGAGCGCAAACCGCTTTCCCGGGGCCTTTGGGCTAGAACGGGAGGCCATCCAATGCCCGGCGAGAACAGCAAAGCACCTCCGCCCCCTCCGCCCCCTCCGGGCGAGGGAGCACCTTTCATCGTGACCAACGTCAAGCCCCGTCTCGTGGAGATTTCGATCCATCGAATCGGGCCCGGCCAATCCGTGGAGATCCCTCCGGAGCACGTGGCGGCCGTCCGGAAGTCCGCCGTTTTCCGCGGCGGGATCCTCGTGGAGGGAAAGCCGGTTCTCCCTCCCTCCACGCCGATCGATATCTCCAAGCTCGATCTTTCCAAGGCGAGGAAATTGATCGCCGTGGAGGACGACGTGTCCGTTTTGACCGCGTGGATCGACGCGGAGAAACGGCCGGAGATCGTGGCCGCGCTACAAGAGCGGGTCCGGGCGCTCTAGCCTCCGTGAGGGAACGTGGCGGCCGTTCTGCTTTCCCTCGCGGATTTCCGGGCTAAATACCCGGAGTTTTCGACGGCTCAAGACGCCCTAGTTACCCTCTTTTTGAACGATGCCGCGGAACGGCTAGACACGTTCATTTGGGGGATCTACCTAGACAAGGGTCACGGCCTCTTGACGGCGCACCTCCTCCAAATTGCGCCTAACGGCGTCTTTTCCCGCCTCGATACGGATAAGGCGGAGTCGACCTACGGAGCCGAATATCAACGGCTTTTGGTCCAAGTATCCTCTTGCATTCGGACTTTTTGACGTGGCCACCCGTGTCACGATTCGGGACAACGGCCTCGGGGCGTTGACCAAACGGCTAAAAGCGTTTGGCAAGGGCCTTACCTTGACGGTTGGCGTCCACGCTTCCGAAGGCGAGGCGACGCAAGGCCGGATGACCGTGGCGGAGATTGCCACTATCAACGAGTTTGGCCTAGGCGTCCCGGAGCGGTCCTTTATCCGGGATTGGTACGATACCAACGAGGCCACGAACCGGGCCAACCTCTCCAAGGTAGCGGCGGCCGTGCTCCGCGGGGAATACACTCCCGAGGCTGGCCTAGGTCGCCTTGGAGCCCTATTCCAGGGGCAGATCCAAGCCCGGATCTCCGGCGGCATTCCTCCGCCCAACGCGGCCAGTACGATCGCGCGGAAAGGGTCGTCCACGCCTCTTATTGATACGGGTCAACTCCGGTCCTCTATCCTTTGGAGGGTTGAGAGGCTATGACCACGATGCTTTACACCTCGATTCGCCCCGGGATCCTCACCCTGGTAAATCGAATCATGGGCACGCAAGGGGATTGCGTGGCGATTTGGAAAGACCAACCGAATCCCTATACGCCTCCGGGCACTAAAACGCTTTTCAAGCTTTCACTTGGGCCGTTGTCCTCCAAGGGGGCCGATGACGAGGCCCGTTGGTCTTACGATCCGAATCAACCCGCCGGGCAAGAAATGCAAGAGTCGATCACGGGATATCGACTCTTTACCCTCAAGGTGCTTTGCGAATGTGCCGACCAAACCGACGGCGCAACGGCTTTCAATTACCTAGAGACGCTCCGCACGCGCCTCCGTTGGACTAGCTCCCGGAGCGCCTTGAACGCCGTCAATGTCGCCTTGGTCCGGTGCGAGGATATCCAAGACCTCTCCAAGACGGTCGACAATCGGGCCGCCTCGATTGCAAACCTCGACATTCGCCTAGCCACCCGTACCAACGAGGCCGATCCCAACCGGACCGGCTATATCGCGACCGTTAGTGATCCTCATGGGACCTTGACCTAGGGCCCCATTGCGCGCTACCGTAACACCGAGGTCCCCGTATGAGCCTGCTAGATAGCGTCGTTACCGTCAACATTACCAAGACCTCCGCCACTACCCAACGGGTGGGATTCGGTGTCCCGTTGCTCATGGCATATCATACGGTGACGTCGAAACACTTGGCGGAATACGGGAGCCCGCAAAGCTTGGTGGACGATGGGTTTCCCCTGACCCATCCGGTTTACCTCATGGCGCAAGCCATCTTTTCGCAGAACCCGGCGCCCCCGAAAATCTACGTTGGAAAGCGCTTCAACGGGACCACGATGGTTTTGCAATTCATCCCGCGAAACCTCACGGTCGGCTTTACCTACACTTTCACCGTGATCGATTACTTGGGCCACCAAACGGCGATCTCCTATACGGTCCCGTCTAGCCCGTCGGTTGCCAGCATTTCGACGGCCCTGGTTGCCCTTTTGGGAGGTCTTACCGATATCACGGCCGCCACTGTCGGATCTCCGGTGACGTCCTTTACCCTGACCTCGACGGCCGCGGGAAACCTTTTCAACGTGGCCGGGCTCCCCAACCCGGATGACCTCCACGTTTTCAACGCGAGCACCGATCCCGGAATCGCGGCGGACCTCGCCGCCGTCTATGCGCTGGATTCCTTGGACTGGTACGCAATCCTTTTGGACTCGTCCTCCGAGGCGGAGATCACGGCCGCGGCGGCATGGGTGGAGGCCACCCGAAAGCTTTTGGTGGTCAATACGTCGGATTCGGATTGCGCCGACAATTCGATCACTACGGACGTCATGTCCGTTTTGAAAAACGCCGATTATGGGCGGACGGCAACGCTTTTCACGCTCGCCGGGATCCTGTCCTATTCCGCCGCGGCATGGGTGGGATCGCGCGTGACGTCCAACCCGGGGCGGACCGTTTGGTTTTTCGTGGCGTTGGCGGGAATCCCGCAAGACGCCCTCAAGGACGGACAGATCACGAATATTGAAAACAAGAACGGAAACGTTTACGTCACCTTGGCCGGCGCGGGCTCCACGGACCAAGGACAGGTTGCCGCCGGGGAGTGGATCGATATCGTGATCGGAACCGATTGGCTGCAATCTTCGATGCAATTCCGGGTCATCGGCGCGCTACAGGCGGCGAGCCAATCCGGGAGCAAGATCGATTTCACGGACAAGGGCGTCCAAATCATGGTGGGCCTCGTCCGCGCCCAACTGGATCAAGCCGCCTCCAACGCTTACAAGCTACTCGTCCCGAAGTCCTACACCGTGACGGCTCCCGCCGTGGCGGACGTCGATCCGACGGACAAGCAAAACCGCAACCTCCCGGATCTGAATTTCTCCGCGGAGTATGCGGGCGCGATTCGTTCCACGGTCATCGGCGGGACGATCTCCGTATAACCGTTTTCTCTAGGGTGGCGTCATGGCGGAAGATCCCAAGATTTTTGATCTTGACCAAGTGGCCGTTTCGTTCCTCGGGACGGACATTTCCCAAGGCTACGGAGAGGGGGCCGCGATCAAGATCGAAAAGGTCACTCCCACTACCAAGTGGAAAGAGGGCGCGGACGGGTCCGCCGCCCGGAGCAAGACCGGGAGCAAGCTCTACAAGGTGACCTTGACCTACCTTTCCACGTCCGGCGCCAACGCCGTCCTATCGGCAATCGCGCAACTGGACGAGGACAACCCCAACGGCGCGGGCGTAGGGCCGCTCTTGGTGGCGGACCTCCAAGGGGCAACGCTTTTCGCGTCTCCTCAATCCGGGATCGAAACGATCCCTCCGCTGGATCTCAACCAAGAGGCGTCAAACGTCGAATGGGTGATCTACGCGGCCAACGGCTCCGCGTTTTGGGGCGGCAACTGACCGGCATGCGCCCTAGAGGGTGCTCCGCGGTCCTAGAAGCCTCCCGGCTCGGATCACGGAGCACCCTCTAGGGCGCATGCGTTTTCACCGGGAGGCATCATGGGACACGTTCAACAAGAGAAAGAGATCGGGGGCAATACCTACGTGGTAACCCAATTCGGCGCCAAGGTCGGCCGGACCGTGCTTTTCCGGCTTACCAAGATTCTTGGGCCGGCATTGGGTGGCCTCGTCAAGGGCGGTTTCTCCGGCGCGGCCATCGGGACGGCGATCCAGGCTTTCGCGGAGACCGCAAGAGAGGACGATTTCGCTTACTTGTGCGATCAATTCGCCGCCTCCACGACGGTCAAGAAACCGATCACGGCCACGGGCGCCAAGGAAATCAAGGTCGACCTTGCAAAAGTGTTTGACGAACATTTCCGCGGTCATTACGGGGACATGGTGCTTTGGTTGGCCTTTGCCGTGGAGGTCAATTTCGCCTCTTTTTTTCCCGAGATTTCGAGCGGCGCGCCCGAAATCGCGGCAAGGTTCGTCGCGGGGGAGGCGGCGGAAAAGTCCGAGTAGAGGCACCTCCGGGCGTCGATTGGTTTCTATGGCGCGTCTATATCTCGGACGTCAACAAGGATTCACTCCGGGAGATTGAAACCTATTGGACGCTTGACGATCTACTTGACGCGCATCTAGTCCTTGACGCAATCGAGGCGGCGCGGGAAAAGGCAGAACAGGAAGCCGAAAGGCTCCGAAAGTAACCCATGGCCTCCGCCCTCCGCGAAGTCCTCGCAAAATTCGGTTTTGATATCGAGGACAGCAAACTGTCCGCGGCTATTAAAAAGACCGATGACTTTACAGCCAAAGTCGTTGGCCTCGCGGAGAAGTTTGCCGGCGGGGAGGTGCTCGGCTCCCTAAAGGAAATGATCGGAGAGTTGCAGGAAAAGGCCGGTGAGATCCGCGCCACGGCCGGGCAACTTGGGATCACTAGCCAAGAATTCCAAAAACTCCAATACGTGTCGGGAGCCTCCGCCGAAACGCTCTCCACTACGTTCCGCGTCCTCCAAAAGAACATTGCCGCCGCCGGAGGCTCCGCCAAGGGAGCGGCCGGGGACATGACCACGCTTGGGGATAGCATGGAAGGCGTCCTCAATTCCGGGGACGCCGCAAAGACTTTTAAGGGCCTCGGGATCGATATCAAGAACGCCTCCGGGGAGACCAAGAAACCGATCGAAGTATTCCAAGAGGCGGCGCACGCTATCGCCGGAATCCAGGATCCGAGCACCCGAACGGCAACGGTCCTAAAGGTTTTCGGGCGTCAGGGTCAAGCCCTGCTCCCGTTTTTTGCCAAAGGCGCGGAGGAAGTGGACGCGCTAGCCGCTCAATTTGAGGAATTGGGGGGCGGTATCTCGGACGAGGCTATTGCAAAGCTCAAGGAACAGGGCAAGGCGCAAAAGTCCCTAAACCTCGCAATGCTTAGCCTCAAGTCCGCCGTGGCGGAGCAAGTGGTCCCTTGGTTTACCCGGCAAATCCAAGTCCACGCAAAGCTTATTACTTGGGTAGGGAAAACGCTCAAGGGAACGAACGCCCTAAAGGCGGCCGTCCTCGTCATCGGCGCGGCAATGGCGTGGCAAGGCCGGGAGGCCCTCCTAGCGGGCGCCAAGACCGCGCTTGCCTATGCTCCGGTCGTCCTCACGGTTGCCGGCCTCATCCTGCTTATTGACGATCTTATTACGACGTTCCAAGGCGGGGACTCCGTAATCAAGCGCGGCGGCAAGACTTGGCTTGAATGGCTCGCCGGAGGTCAAGCCACGGCCGAACAAAATCAAGCCACTTGGGACGCCTTCCTTGCGGCCGTGGGGGACACTACTTGGACGGCGGCAATTTCCGACGCTTTTGAGTATTGGACTTCCGGGATTGTCAATTGGATCTCCAAGACCGTTGGAGACTTTATCCTTTGGTATGACGAAATGCGCGCTAAGGCCGTGCGCGCCGGTACGGATATCGTTGACGGCATTATTGAGGGCCTAGGTTCCGGTTGGAATGCGCTTAAAGGCGCCGTCGAAAATCTCGGGAATGGGATCCGCGATACCTTCAAAAAAGTATTTGATGCGCATTCCCCCTCCCGGATCTTGAAAGCGGATACTCGGGTCATCATCGGCGGGGGAGTCGTGGAGGGCTTGGCGGACGCTTCCGAGGACATCGAAAGGCAAGCACAAAAGACTTACGCAAACGCTTTGCTGCCTTCCGCTCAATATGCTCCCACGATCACGGTTTCGGGCGCGCGAGGCGGAGGCGTGACCAACCATAACACCGTCCAATCGTCTCACAAGATCGATATCCGGGTTCAAGGCAACGGCGCACGGGATATCGCCTCCGGTGTGCGCGATGCTCTACCGCAACCCCTAAACGATGACCGGCGCGCCACCTTGGCCGCGCTGGAAACGTTGGCGGATAACTCATGAGCGGCGGACTTGCTTATATCCTGCCCAATGACGTCGACGGCAATGCGACCGGGCAGGAGATCGATTTTGACCTAATCGAATCGGAGACGCATACCAACGCCTCCGAATTGACGGAGCACCCGGTCGAAAAGGATTCGGACGTTACCGATCACGTCAAGCACGATCCAATTGAGCTTAGCCTAAAAGTATGGGTCACCAATGCTCCCATTGAGGAGCAAGACGCTTACGGCGGCGGATTCGGCAAGGTGCAACTCCAATTGCCGCCCGTGCCTCCGCCGGCCAATCCAATCGATCAATTGTTCCAGGCAATCAAAGGGGCCATCCTTGGGCCGGTGCCTCCGCCCGTGGTCAACGTCCTTTTGTTCCAGGATGAATTTGACAAGGTACAAGATACGCACATTGCGCTTACGGCCTTGGAACGTTCGGGCCTCTCTAGCACCGTGGTAACCTCCACGATGAATTACCCGAACATGATTCTTGAAAAGGTCGATTACGAAAAGACGGAGGCCGGGTCCGGATCTTTCGAGCTTGGCTTTAAGCAAGTCCGGATCGTTACCACGTCAACCGTTGCCGCTCCCGCCCCGGCAGAACCTAGAGGAGCACCTCCCGTCAAAAAAGGCTCCCAAGCAACCTCCGCCCCGGGGACCGATGCCGCGAAATCGTTGGCGTCTAAGCTACTGGACGGCGCTAAGGGAGCGATGGGACTATGAGCGGCGCCCGTCGAAATCCCGATACCATCAATCCGGTTGTGGTCCCGGTATCGTTGGGTACGCCCTCCTATACTGAGCGTGTCACCCTCGACGGCTCGGAATACACTTTCCGCTTTGATTGGAACGGCCGCGAAGGTCGTTGGTATTTTGACATCGGGGACGTTGACGAGAATTGGATCGTAACGGGGCTTAAAATCGTTTGCAATTGGCCTCTAACCCGGAGGCAAGTGGATCCGCGGATGCCTCCCGGGGACCTCATTGCGATCGATTTCTCCAATCTAGGCGGCGAGCCTCCCGGCCTCCCGGACCTAGGGCGCCGGGTTCTGCTATATTACTATCCGGTGACGTCCGCATGAGTAACACCGGCCTCCCTCTATACGCCCGAAAGGCGATTGTCACGATTCAAACCCTCCAAATCCAGGGTGCGAACGGAGGCGACTCCACGGGCGCGGGAGGTCTTGACCTCAAGTTTTCCGTCAAACGAAATCTCAAACCGCAACCTAATACGTGCGACCTAACGGTTTTCAACCTCAACGCGGCGCACCGTTCGCAGATTGAGCAATTGAAAACCGCAAAGGTCCAAGTTGAGGCCGGTTACGAAAACGGGACCTCCGTGATCTTTAACGGAGACCTCCGGACGTCCCTATCAGTATGGGACGGGCCCACGGTCTCAACGGCGCTTTCCTCGGGTGACGGAGAAAAGGCTATCCGCACGGCACGGATCTCTGTCTCCGTCAAAAAAGGTTCCAAAACGGCGGACGTCCTCCGCGCGATTGCGGCGGCCCTAGGCGTAGGGCAAGGTAACCTTAACGCGGCCGTCTCTAAATTGACCTCCGCGGGATTTGCTAATCTATTCACCGTTGGCACGGTCCTAACGGGCTCCGCGTCCCGGGAAATGACCAACGTTTGCCGATCGTCCGGTCTTACATGGTCAATTCAAAACGGCGCCTTGCAATTGCTGCCCCTCCGTCAATTCCTGGACGGGACGGCGATTATGTTGACGCCGAAAACCGGCATGGTTGGATCTCCGACCGTGGACAATGACGGGCTAATGAGCGTTAAAATGCTCATGATGCCGGACGTTATCCCGGGCCGTAAAATCGTTATCCAATCCGATCGCCTACAGGGCCAATATAGGATTGAGGAAGTGACCACGACCGGGGACACGGCGGGGACCGATTGGTACCACGACGTCAAAGGAAAAAGGTACTAATGGCCGGCGTTCCTCCTACGCAAGCGGAATTGATTGCGCGGGCGCTAGAGTCGCGCGTCGGGGACATTTATACCGCGCTCCCTGGAATCGTCCAAGCATACGATCCGAGCACCCAAACCGCGGACGTGCTCCCGGCCATCAAGCGAGCGATTGGCACGACTGAGGACGATATCCTTTACGAGGATTTGCCGATCGTTCCCAACGTCAAGGTTTGCTTCCCTCGCGGAGGTCCGTTCCAAATCTCTTGGCCCCTGGTAAATGGGGACTCCGTGATCTTGGTAGTGTCCACTTATTCCTTGACGGAGTGGAGGCAAGGCGACAACGGCCAAACCGTGGAGCCGGGCGATCTCCGGATTCACCATATCGGCTCCGCGCTGGCAATTCCCATGCTTGCAACGGACGGCAACGCAATTCCGAACGCTCAGGCAAGCCAAAACGCTTTTATCGTTGCCGGTCCGCTTATCGTGCTTGGGGACCCTAATACGACGGACTATGCCGCCGTTGCGAGATTGGTTGACGGCAACTTCGCCAAGATCAAGAATGCTATCACCAATGCAACGCCCGTACCCATGGACGGAGGTGCGGCCCTCAAGGCGGCAATCCTGAGCGCGCTTACCTTTGATCCCACGGCCTCTCAAAGCGTCAAGATCAAGTAAATGCCTCCCTCGGTAAGCGTCGTCCCCGGCTCCGGTACTATCACCGGGAGCGATGCACTTGCTTTGACGATCTCGGACTCGTCCGGGTTGCCTTTCGTCTCTATTACCTACGTGGAGAGCGGAACGCCTAGTGCACCGAGCGGCTTTCCTGTCACGGAATGCGTTTGGGCGTATCCGCCGGAAAGCGTTGGTAGCCGTTTTTTCTTTCCTGGTAGCCTAACCTTGGGAGGCCCCGGCCTCATTAGTGTTAGCGCGAACATTTCCAGGATTGGCGCCGGATGGGACGCCAATTTTACGCTTTATGTCGTGGCCGTGAATACCTCCGGACAAATTACGAGCCAAACCTATACTTATTCCGTCACGCCCAAAGCGATTGACGGCGCAACCGTTTACGGCCTCGTCCCTGCTAAGGGCTCCGTAATTACGCCGCAAACCGTGATCCAATTCACCGTTACGGATTCCCTCCCTATTGGCGTGGTAGAGGTCCAAGTTGACCAAAAGAGCCGGGAGGTAGTTTTTGACGGAAACATTTTCCCTTGGCCCTATAACGGGTCCTCTCAAATCGCAATTCCCGGAGGGTATCAATTCAACATCGCGCGGGCGGGAGGTTGGCAAATCGCTCCGACGTTCTACGTTAGGGCGTTGGATCTGACCTTTGCTCCGGAGACTCTTAGCCCGTGATCACGTTCGGTTACAACCTCGTCCCGAACGGCGGAGGTTTGGGTCCCTCCGGAGTCCCTAGCTTGACGTCACCCTTTAGCGGCGTCCCTACTCCCACGATCTCTTTTTCGGAGCTTGCTCTTGACCCGGTGACGTGGGATATTCTGCTCCCGGTTCAAATCCTCCAAGGGCCTCCGGCCGTGATCCAAAAAGTCCGCCAACGGTTCCGGTTTTTCAAAGGGGAGTGGTTTCTTGACCAACGCCTAGGGATCCCGTTTCTCCAAGCCATCTTTATCAAGAGCCCTAGTCAACTCTTGGTGAACGCCATTTTCCAACAAGTCCTAGCAGGGACGCCCGGCGTTGCCTCCGTGACCTCGTTTAGTAGCTCCCTCGATCGCCCCTCCCGTACTCTTACCGTCGATTTCGTGGCCCCTTTGGTTGACGGCTCACAAGTAGTAGCTCAGGCGGAGCCTTTCATTATCGGGATCGCGGCGCAATCCTCGCAACAAAGCCCCGGATAATATGACCACTGGACAATACGTTACCGAGGCCGGCTTTCAACCTCCCACGATCTCGGACCTCGACGCTTTGATCGTGGCGGACCAACGCGCGCTTATCGATCCCAACCTCGACACGGATCCGGACTCTCCTACGGGACAGCTAAACGGGATCTTTGAATCGCACCTCCGCGAGGTTTGGGAGGTTGCCGGGATCGCATATAACGGTTTTGATCCTGACGCCGCGGAGGACTTCACCCTTGATTCCCTTTGCGCCCTCACGGGGACGACCAGGGCGCCTGCTACGCCCTCCCGGTTTACGGCAACCCGTCAAATCGCTTTGACGCTCAATGCAAACACGACCGTCCCCGGATCGGACGGTGTGCCGGGTGCCGGGACCGTCTTTTCCGTCAACGGAAATCCGAGCGTCCGCTTTACCCTCGACACGGACGTTACCTCCACGTCCGCGGGCGTTTATTACGGAGACGCCACTTGCACCGTAACCGGGCCCGTCAACTGTAACGCAAATACTTTGACGGTGATCGTTACTCCCGTCACCGGCCTATTGAGCGTCAACAATCCAACGGACGTGGCACTAGGGACCAACGAGGACAATAATCAGCAATTGCGCCAACGGCGGGAAAATGACCTCCGTGCGAGCGGCGCCGGAACGCTGGACAGTCTCCGCGCCCGAATCTTTGCGATCGTTCTCTCCGATGGGACGGAACCGATCTTGAACGTGACCACGTTTGAAAACGAGGAATTGACCACGGATCCGATTACCGGCAATCCCGGGAAGTCCGTGGAGTGTCTTGTCTTTGACGGTATCGTCCCGGGTTGTCCGAACAATACGATCGCTCAAGTCATTTGGGGCGCCAAGCCGGCCGGTATTCAATTGATCGGCAATACCTCCGGCCAAGCCGTTGACGCGACCGGCGCGCAAAAAACCGTCCCGTTTTCGCGGCCTACTATTATGGCCGTCAAGATGTCTATTTCTATTTCGGTCAATTCGGTTACCTACGCCGGAGACCAAGCCGCATTGACTGAGCTTATCAATTACTTTCAAGAAAAGGTCAATCAAGGCGGCTTGATTCGGTGCAACGATTATGTTACGGCCCTCATGGGCTCCGTTCAGAATTCGGACGGTAGCGTTTCTCAAAACGTGCCCGGAGTCCTGGACGTGACGAATATTCAAATCGCTTTCGTGGGCAACTCTTACCCGGCCTCCGGGACCAACCTTCAACTTTCGATCCGCCAAATGGCCACCCTCGACACTAGCAACATTGCTCTAACCTCCACTCCGGGGAATCCCTGACCATGGCCGCTCAAAAACGTTTTTTTGCCACGACTCCGCGCGCGCCCCGTCCCTCCGTTCCCGCCCGCCGGCCGGCCGTTGTGGAGATCCGCCGGTCTCCGCCGGCCTCAGCCACGCCCGTCCAGGGCTACACCGTGGCCGCGCCCATGCCTCCGGGCTCCCGCGGGTTGGCCATCGGATGGGGCCTCCCGGAGGGCGTGGAGGTGCCCGGGTGGGGCCTCGTCCTCGCGGCGGGAGCGCCCCGGGTCCCGGACCTCCCCGCCGCTCGCCGGGCCATCGGCGCGCATGCGGAGGTCCCTCTTTTGCTCATCGGGAACGGCGCGGGCGTGCAAACCGTTTTTTCGTGTTTCATCGCGAATCAAACGATCACGGTTTGCGGCGCGGCGTTTTTCGGGGACTCGTTTCCGGCGAATGAGTATTCCCTTTCCCTTTGGATCCACTTGGCGGAACGGGCCGCCAACAAGACGGGCCTCCGCCTCTTGACGGACCTCCGCGGCGGGGACAAATCCCTTTCCGCCGTTTTGGGAGGCTCCCAAGCTCCCGCCAACGGCCCGGAGGGAGAATCTCCCACGGCGCGGATCAATCGCCTTTTGGCCGCGGCATTCGGCCCGAAGTCTCCGGCCATGCCGCGGCCGGTCCCGCCCGTGGAGCACCTCAAGGGCTAGAACGTGGGCGCGCACGATCCTCTTTACACGGCCTCCAAGAGCACGGATCACGTTGTCCGGGGATTGGCGCGCCTACTCCAACAATATCAATCCTCGCCTTATCTTCGGGGCCTGCTTACTTCCTATCTCAACCGTATTCAAGACCTCGAAAACGCCCTTTGGGAGGTTATCCTTTACCGCTTGCTCCCGAACGCGAGCGGGATCCAGCTAGACAAACTTGGCAAGATCGTTGGCCGTGGACGAGGATCCCTCAACGATTCCAACTATGTCCTAGCGATCCAAGCGGAGATTGCGATCAATAGGTCGGATGGGACTCCCGACCAAATGATCAATATCGCCACCCTCTCTTTGCCTCCGGGCGACGTTTTCACGTATTCCGAGGCTTATCCCGCCGTTGCTCTTTTCTTTTTGATTACCGTGGAGACCTCGGTTAATATCGCCTTGCTTTTCCAAAGCCTCGTCCGGTCTAAGCCGGGAGGCGTTAAGCTCATGCTCAACTATCTTACGGCGCTCCCGGCAGACTCTTTCACGTTCTCCCCTATCGCCGGTCCGGTCGCCTCCACGACTCAAGGGTTTTCCGATTTCTACAATCCAGGGACGGGCGGCTTTTTCGCCGGGTCCCTTTCGACGTAAAAGGGTTTTCCCATGCCTGCAACGGCGTTTCCGTCCAGTGTCCCGCGTTGGGCCGATGGGGGGACCAATACTCCAACCAACGTCGTCCAACCTCCGGAGCATTCGTCCTCAATTCCGGCATGGGCCGCCGGACCTTATGCCGTTGCCGATACCGTAGTGAGGGCCGGCAACGAGTATATCGTCCTTTCGATCGCGGGGACGGGGACCTCCACGACCGGCCCGACGGGGACGGGGACCACGACGGACAACCCCGGGGCAAACCAAGTGGTTTGGGGGTTTGTCACGGCAACCCCTATCACCAAGGATTCCGGTTGGCTTCCCAATACCCAACCTCCCGCGCAATGGTTTAACTGGATCCATTTCTGGACGTATCAATGGATCCTTTGGGTTCTCAACCTCCCCAATCAACTCTTTTCGTCCACGGGTACGAACGGCGTTGGTCCGTGGACGGCGCGCCACGAATTCACCGGAGGTGCCGATACCCTCGGACCGGCCGTCAAGGTCACGGCGGGAGGCACAGGGACGACCGGGATCGATGCCACGGGCGGCGCGGGCTCCGGGATCACGAATCCAGGCCCCGGCCTCGTTGGACGAGGCGGCGCGGGCTCCGGAGGACTCGGGGCGGCGGGCGTCCAGGGCTACGGCTCCGGCGTTGGTCAAGGTGGCCTTTTCACGGGCGCGCCCGGTTCCGGGAGCGTGGCCGGCGCGGACGGCCTCTATTCCACGGGTGGACTCGGGGCCAATGGCGCTACTTGTTGGGGCGGCGCGGCCCCGACCGGCGGCGGGACGGGTTGCGGCGTCCAAGCAAACGGCGCGGCCGGAACCGGGGGAACGGGACTAGAGGCCAACGGCGGCGAGTATCTTGGAGGTCTAGGTGGCGGCAACGGCGCGCAATGTTCCTCCGGCGGCGGCAACGGGATCGGATGTATCGGAATCGGGACCGGGACCGGGGCCGGCCTTGCGGGCGTTAGTTTCGGAGGAAGCGGTCCCGGCGTCCAGGGGGACACGTCCACGGGGACCGGGCCCGCCATGCAAGCAAACCCGCCCGTCAACGGAACCGGCCTCGCAATCCTGCAAAACGGACAAATCGTTTACTCCGGAACCCGTTTCACCCCTGGCACGGATCCCGGGCACAACGATTCACAAAACGCTTTGACCGGCTATAAGGCTTGGGGCCTCTATTCCTGGACGGGGACGGCGATCTCCCTCTTGGACAATTACGCCCTTTCCGCGGCCGTGCATTCGTTTACGATCAATTCGTGGGCCAACGGCCATGCCTACACCGTGTCCACGGAGGTCTATGAAACGACGTCCGGATCCGGGATCTGGTCCGCTCAAAACTCCGGGACCTCGGGAGGCTCGAATCCGTTTACCGGAGGTCCAACGCCGGGGACCACGACGGTAAACGACAACGGCATTACGTGGCTTTTCTTGGGCGTAGGCTTGCTAAATTGCCTCCGCGTCACGTTCGCCCGGCCGATGTTTTCGGCAAACTATAAAGTGGACGTGGATATCGTCCAACCGACGTCGGAGACCGTTACGGGCCTCATGCTCGCTTTCGGTCCGTACAGTTTCACGGCCGGCTTGAATGCCGGGGCGATTTACAACCCGGTCCGCTATCAGGTTGCCAACCAAACCGCGAACGGGTTTGATCTGTTCTTCTTTACTTGGGTCACGGCGGAGGCCGGATCGACCGATCCGTTTATCTGCGATCTAACTAATACGTTTTCGCAGTTTGCGCCGCCTCAATTCACCGTCTTTTTTGGTGTCGTGGGCCGGCAAGCGGCCTAGCAAACGCACCAAACGGAGACCTCTCCGACCATGACCGGCCCGTAAAAACCGGGCCCAGCGTCCGCCGGAGAAAAGTCTTTCTGGCAAACGGCGTCATACTGCGGCGTCCGCGCAAATTGCGCCGCCGGAGTCCCGCACGCCTCCGAACAAACCCAAGCGGTCAAGAGTGTAGGACAAGCGAGGCAAGGCACGATCGGGCCTCCGTCCTCGTATTGACACACGGGACCCTCCCCGCCCATGCCTCCGCCGCCGGTTCCGGAGGTCTCCAAGCCTCCGCATGCCTGAGCGGCCAAGGTCAAAGCGAGGCCCACGATCCAAAACGCGCGTTTCATGTTCTCCCCTTTCACCGGCCCAAGAGGGCACGGACCGAATCAATCGCTTTTCCAAGCTCCGCGATATCATTGATCGCACGCTCCAAGGTGCGCTTGCCGATCTTCAATTCTTGCGCCGTGTAAGTAATCGTTTTCCGGCGCCGGTAAATCTCTTTTACCCGTTCGATCTCCGAATCGAACCGGGCCCGATCTTCCTCCCTCCACGTGTCGAGGTTGCGACGAAACGCGGTAACTTTCCCCGTGGCCGTGGCTTTCGGTCTAGGCATGCTTTCACCTTGCGCCGGACGTGGCGCGCCGTCAACTCAATCGATCGGCCTCTTGGGGCCTCGCCTTCCGGGGCGCGCGGTTTCGTGGAACGTGCTCCGGACCTCCGCATTAGGGTCCGCCGCCCTGACTTGGGCCTCCGCACGTTCGGCCCGTCTCCGCCATTCATCCGCCTCCGCCTTGTATTTCTTGGCCGCATCCTTCCAAAGGCCATCGGTGTTAATGTGGAACGAAAACGGGCCCGGCTCAATCCCCCCCCCCATTCACTTTGAAACCGTGCTTTTTCATGAGGCGCGCCGCGAGAACGGCGGAGGTCCGGGATTCTTCCTCGGTAGCTGCCTCGTCCGCCGCGCGCGCCAAGAGCGCCCGGACCCGTTCCAGGGGATCGGCCATGGCTAGCTAGCCCTCCGGGCCGCTTGACGCTCCGCCGTCCACTCATCCCATGTCTGAGGGAGGCCGGCCGGCCACTTGACCACGACGCGGGACAAGACCGTTTGCGGGCGGCCGTCGCGCTCTCCTACGCATAATCAGCGGGGACGATAGCGCCGGGCCGGTGACAATCGGTGCGGGGGGTTGCCATGCCGGAGAGTATGCGTCACACGTGGCGCACGGTCAAGAGAAAAAATCGCGTCCCCGGTCGATTCTTCCGGGCCCAGGAAAACGCTTTTACTTCGGGGATTTGGCTAGATGGGGAGGCGATCGTACGCGACGAACGCCTCCACGTGGCCGGCCGTACAGGCGGCGAGCGCTTCCGTTCCGTCGGACCCGGTATAGGTCGGCGCGTAGCCCATGACGGCCGCCGCGGAGCCGGAAATGGTCAGGGTTGCCCCGGCGCCGCTTTGGTCCGAGTAGATCGAAACCTTCGCCGGGTCCCGGCCGTTGTCTGCCGCGAGGGACGGCGATCCGCCCTCCGTGACGGCCACGATCTCCGCGATGACGTCCGAGATCGTGGCGGGCGTGCCGAACGTCACGGAGTAGGCCGGGGAATCGTTGCTCTGAACGTTGAGCGTGAGGCCAGCCACGGCGGAGGGCGTGAAAGCGGACGAGTCCGCAATCGCTTGCGTCGGGACGGCCGCGTTGCTCAGGGTGAGGACCACGGATGCCGCACCGATCGGGCCCTGCGCGGAATCGTCCACGTTTTGCCCGGCGAGCGTTTGGCCCACGGCCTCCGTTGCGAGGTTGACCGGCGATCCCCCGGGTTGCGTGAGGACGATCGAGGCCGTGATCACGTGCCCGGCCGGGGACAGGAACGCCACGGGGTTTTCGTAGGCGGCCCCGACGTTCGCGCCCCCGATCGATGCCGCGGCCCCCACGACGCTCCCGCGGTAGTAGGCCCCGGGCGGCATGGTTTGCGGCGCCGTTGAGTAGACGGATCCGGCCCCGGCGAGGTCCGAAACGTCGATCTTGAAGCAGGCCAGGAACAGACGATCCGGGCCGGAGGTAACGTCACCCTTCATTGGATACTCCCGTCAACGAGCATATACGGGCCCGCCTCCGTTTTCGGAAATTGCGACGTCGAAAGAACGATCGAAAGACCTACCCTGAAACCGACGCCTCCCGGTTCGTCATCGAAAACGATCTCGTCCGGAATCCCGGACGTATGCTCCACGGTCCTCGGTTCGTGGAGAAAGGTTACCGAGCCGTTCGCCGGAACCGTTGCCGATCCCTGCAATAGCTGGACGTAGTAGGTACCCGTGGGCGCCGTCGCGTCGAGGGTTACATGCGTGGAGAAGTGATCTCCCGGCCGCCCGGATAGGAGCAGACTGGAAACGAGAACTTGGCCCGACGTTACGCTTTGACGGTTTCCCACATAAGGATCGTATGATCCTCTTGCATGGGTGTCAAAGCGTTTTCGCTAGACGGGCCGCCACACCTTGGGGGATACGGAATTGTCCGCCATGAGGATCAGGCGGCCGTAAGCGCCGGAGACCGTGGTCACGCCTCCCCCGAGCGTATCGGAGCCGGCCGGGACCGGAGTGACGGCGTTGGCGGAGGTAGTGGTCACCGTGAAACCGATCCGCTTGCCGTGATTCCCGGCGCCGATGGCCGGCAACGTAACGGAAAACGCTCCCGCGTGGGAGTCGCACGGATACTCCGTCCCGATGACCGCGGGCGCCGGGTCGGCCGTGATCACGGCCGAAAGGCTCAGGGCATAGCCCGTTGCCGAGGTAGCGCTCGCCGCCGCCGCAGTTGCGGACGTGGCCGCATTCGTGGCGGAGGTTGCCGCCGCCGTCGCGCTGGTAGCGGCGGACGTGGCGGACGTGGCCGCATTCGTGGCGGAGGTCCCGGCGGACGTCGCGCTTGCCGCCGCCGCGGAGGCGGAGCTTGCCGCGGACGCATCACCCAATCGGCGGGATATTGGGCGTTCCCGGCGTTGACCGGATCGACCGTGAGATCCAGGGGCATCGATCCCCCGGCCACTTCCTCTTGCCAGAATTGACGGGCCATCGTGGCACCTCCGGCCCTATGTTCGGCCGGAGGTGCGGCGCCGTCAAATGGTTTTCATGCCGCGGAGTAGCGGGCGCCCGCGCCGCGCTTGCCGTTGTGCTTGATCTGGCCGGACTTAAGCCCGGAGGCCCATGCCCGATCGAAGTCCGGGGCCGCGAGACTCGCGCCGCTCCTCACAGTTTCCTTGGTCGCCTCCGAAGCGAGGGAACGGAGCACCTTGACGATCTTGGCCACGTTCGGATCCGGCTCCGCCTCAACGGGCCGCTTGGGCGTGGGGGGCGTCGTCGGTTCACCGCGCAACGCGATTTCCGCCGCGGCCCCAAGATTCCCGATGTATCCCTGAGCGATCTTGATCGAATCCTCCAACGTCTTTGCGAGCGCGGGATCCTGAGAAAGACAGAAGTTGACGATCGGCAACATTTCGGCCGTGAGTTTCATTGTTCGACCCTCCAACGCCCAAAGGCCCGGCCTCGGATGAGGTGCGGGCCGGTTGCCTTTGGGCCGGAGCTACTTCGCCTTATCGGCCTTCCCGTCGCCCGTGACGATCTTGCCGGCGCGGCCACGATGAGGGAGGACGCGGTATTTCGTTCGCTTGGTGGCCATGGCGCTACCGCGACGAGACACCGAACGCCGTAACGGCCGCACGGTCCCCGGAAACCTTCGTATTGGGGCGCGAGGCGCACAACCGGATCGCCTCCCGGACGTCCTCCGCGCTCAGGTTGTCCCGGCGCGGAAACCAAGTCAGGAACGCCGTTTCCTTCCAGTCGCCCGTGACGTTATCCCGGATCCCGAGGGACCACGTTGCGCGATCCTTGTCCCTGACATGATCGTAACGACTGTCCGGGATCGACTCCGATTCGAGCGTGATGCGGATATGAAGGTTCATTCGTTCCGCCTTTCTTGCCCTCCACTATGCGTCACACGTGGCGCACGGTCAAGAGGAAAAGTTAGCGGCCGGTCGATTTCCTCCGCCGGGCGTTTCGCCCCGGGGCCGGGGCTCCGTCAAAGCGTTTTTTCTCTTGACGCCCGGCCGATCGTTGTGCCTCGCGCGCCCGATGCTCTAGATCCGCCTCGGGAGAAAAACGACGGTCGACAGAAAAAAGACCTTGCGCACATTCGGGACGCGCCCTACCATTCTAACACCAAGGCGAAACCCGCCGGGAGGCTACATCATGGCTCAGACGCAGGCTCAGAAGGCGAAGATCAAGGCGGCGAAGGATGCGCTCCGGGACGGGCTCCGGACCGTCCTCGCAATGGAGGACATGCTCTTGGAGGCGAAGATCGCGGCGGCCATGGCCGTGGCGCGCCTCATCAAAGACGCGGAGGACCCGGGGCCGCACAAGATCCGCCTCGGGCCCGATTCCGTGGCCCTCTACACGTTCCGCAAGGAAGGGGAGTACATGGGCGACAAGGACGGCGCGCCCGTCAAGCCCGGCGCGGACGGCAAGCTCCCGGAGGGCGCCAAGCCGTTCCCGTTCTACGCGGTCAAGGTGACGGACCTCTCCGACGAGGACAACGAGTAGCGGCAACTGCGGCGCGGCGGGGGCGAGGGCTCCGCGGTCCCGGACAACCGGGGCCCGGAGCCTTTCGAGTTAGGAGCCGGCGCGCGGCGAGTCCCGGACGGGTTATAGCGGCGCCGGTTCTTTTTCGGCTTGACAATGCGCCACGTCCGGCGCTAAGGTGAGAACATGAAACAGGACGAGATCAAGATCGACGGTGTTTACCGCACGCGCATCAATGGGAAGATTTGCGACGTCAGGATCACGGCCCGACGCGAGGAAGCGGGTAACCCGAAACCGTGGCCCTACCGCGGCAATAGAAAGCGCACCGTTTTCGATTGGGTCCGGCTCAATCCTCCCCCGGACGCAACCAAACTCCGGGGCTCCGATGTTGCCGCGTCTCTGCACCCGGCGCGGCACGTCCAGGCACCGGAACCGGAGCCGTCCCCCGGCGGAGAACCTGTCCCGGAGCGCGGGGACCGGCCCACGATCGATCCGGTCGGCACCCTGCAACGGGTCCGGCGTTACGAGGTCTCCACGCTCCCGGATCCGGACAGTCGGCCCACGCCGATCCCGACCGGGGACGAGGACGATCGTTGCCGGTGCTTGACTCCGCTCCCGGGTCCGGAAAACGGTTTGCCGTCCGGCTATTGTGGCCGGTGCGGAAAGGCGGCCGTGTGAACCCGGCCAAGCACAAGTCCCCGGATCCGCGCTACCCGTTCCGGGGACCGTTCCCGGATTCCTGGACGGCCCACTACCTCACGCCTCGCAAGGACCGGCGCCGTTTCACGGAGCACGTTGCCGCGGAACGGATTCTAGCGCCGGCTCCGCGCGATCTCCGCAGCTAGCTCCCGGGCCAGTTGCCAATGTCCGATCTCGGGAGCGTCCACTACCTCACCCCTGCCTTTGCCTGTAGCGCTCGCACCGTGCGCAAGTCCTCCGCGCTCAGGGCGGATAGGTCCGGTCCAACCTCTACCCTATCCAATGCCTCGCCCATAATCAGCCTTTCGAGGCGGATTCCAACCATGCCGGCGCGAATGGCCTCCCGCGGAGTGACGGCGCCCGGAAAGCCTTGCGCGGTCTTGGCCACCTTGACCAAGGCGCCGATTTCGAGCCTCGATAGTTCTTGGAGGTCCCGGCACAAGGTCAATTGACGCTTGGCCACTTGCTCCGCGGATTCCTCCGTCACGCGCTCAAAGGTTGCCGTGCGGATTTCGGATAGGTGCTCGTCCCAAAACCGGGCGCGGGCGGACCAATAGCATTCCGCGGCCATCGCCTCTAGGCGCGCCCATGAAACCGGAGCGCGGAGGCGATTTAGAGTCCTCGGTTGGTCAAGTGCTAGGTAGTCCTGGAACAGTGCCCACCCTAGGTCACTGTCCCATGGTTGGCGCGCCCACGGCCGCTCAAGGTCGTATTCCGTCGCGCTCATGTCTCGCATTATGCGAGCGGGCGACGGTCAAGGCAAAGCCTTTTAACGGCTCTCCGGGAGGTCCGGCGCGGCGTCCGGCTCCGTTTGAATCCCCTCCCGAATAGCACGGAGCAAGCGCGTCCGTGCGCGCGCCAAGATTGCTTGGGCCGCAACCTCCCATCTCTCTTGAGTCATGCGCCCGCCGGGAGATTGGCCCAGCATGTCCCAAGTGGGCATGGGCCTATCGTCGAACGTGAGGCCCGGCTTTCCGTGGGCGTAATATGCCTCGTATCCCTCTTGTCCCGGCGTCTTGGCTTGGCTCATGCCCTGGACAATAGCAGGGCTCCCGCCATGAGCGCAAGCGCCCAAAGCGTCCACGCCACACGACCCCAATCTAGCTCCGGAGGTCCCATCGCAAACCGGCTCATGCGCGGAGACTAGAGCCGGCCGGGCCCGTCCGAAAGCGGCGCAAACACTTTTACCGCTCGGACAAATACGGATATTCCAAGATAAGTTTTCCCTACATCTACCCACACGGATATTGCTGGATCTTGCCTCGTTTGAATATCCAAAAGCCCGGACGAGGGTCAATATTTTGCGTGCTCATTTAATATCCTAAAAGAGAGGCAAGTGAGAGGCCGTAACCTCGCGGAACCCTTAATAAATAGATCGATTCCTCTCACGCCCTCAGTTACTCACTAGGAGGCATGAGGAAGTTAGAAAAATGTTCCGTGTAGGATGATGTAGACAAGCAAGCAATGATTTGAAAAAGGGGTCACAAAATAGCCCTGAGCGCTGCCCTGAGCACGGTACTGAGCGGCCTGGCACGCTAGGCGCACCGATACTCCGCTTGTGCCTTGACACGGCCTCAAGGGTCGGCTTACGCTCCGACCATGACGGGAGATACCGAGGCCGGGGCACGACTCCGGGAGGCGCGCCGCGCCAAGGCTAACGCAGGATTCCGAAACGGAGCAAACGAGGGCAGCGTCCTTTAGGGTCAAGCCCTATGGGAGAACGGCAAGACGGCGATCCCCCTGCGCGCCTTGAAAGCCCTTTGTGCCCTCTATGGCACGACTCCTAACGACGTCCTAGGGCTAGCGGCGTGATCATTTCCACGTTCAAGACGGCCCACGACAATCAACCCAAAGAGGTTGACCTCTCATGGGAGGCGTTCGTGGCCTCCGTGGGGCCGCATAGATTCGATTTCGCGCACGACGCGAAAGACGCCGGGGCGTTGCCCATGTTCTCCCCGGCGCGCTATCCCCCGGGCAAGCCCCGGCGCTTGGAGAACGTGGTCTCCGTAGCCTTCGGAGTCCTGGACGTTGACCATGTTTCGGCCGGGCAACTCTTGGAGGTTATCCGTAAGGTTGAGCCATTTAACGCGGTCCTTTATACGACGTGGAGTCACTCCAAGAATCTCCACGAAAAAGGGCTATGGTCGGCTAGGGTTTGTGTAGAATTCACGCGGCCAGTAGAGGCGCGGGAATGGCGCAAATTCTGGCCTAAATTCGTCGCTTACTTCGGAATGGTCGCGGATCCGAAATGTAAAGACGCCTCCCGCCCCTATTTCGGCGCCTTTGCCCCTCCCGGGTCCGAGCATGACGCGGAATACGTCACTTTCCGCGGCAAAGCGTTTGACGTCGATTCCCTCAAATCCACGGACGTCCCCCGCGTGGTCCAGGGGACCCAAAAGATTACCCGGGATCGCCTCGATAGGTTGGCCCAGCGTTGGAAACGCGCAAAGGACGAATGGCGCGCCACGATGGGGGAGGCCCTGTCCCGGCTCTGCAAAGGCGAGCCGTTCGCGGAACAGGGCAACATTGACAATACCGTTTTCCAACTGTGCCAAGACCTCGCGGAGGCATTTCCCAACGCGGAGGCGATGAGCATTGCGGAGCATTTCGCGCAATCGCTCCAAGTCATGGCGTGGAAAGGGGAATACACCGTCGAACGGGTGGCCCAAAAGCTAGAGCGTGCGCTAGCCGAACGGGCGCAAGAGGCGGAGGACGAGGACGAGGCCAAACGCACGGAACAGAAACTCCGCATCCGCCAAGCTTTCGCCCATGTCGATCCTACCCGGGATTGGCCCTATACCGAGGACGAGATCGCGGCCATGGCTCACAAATTGGGCGTGGCACTAGACGAAATGGCCAAGCGTTGGCTAATCCAGCGCGGAAACCTATTCTACGTTTTGGGACCCGGAGCCATTTACGGAGAGGCTTATACGGACAAGGACATCGGTAACGCCGTGCTCCGGGACCTCGCGCCGGCATGCTCGGCGGGAGTAGCCCTATGGTTGGAGACCGATACGGGGAATGTCCGTAAGGGCCTCTCGCAATTGATGTCGGAATATGGCTCCGTTGCGACTAACTATCTTTTGGACCTCCGGGCGCAAGAGGCGACCTACGAACAGTCACACCGGCTTTTCATCGAAGCGCCTTGCCCTATCCGCCCCCTGACGCCCGCCTATGATCCCGACGTCGCGGTATGGCTAGAGATCCTTTGCGGCAAGAAAACGGAGGACGTCCTTAATTGGATGGCCCTAACCACGTTCCTTGACGAAACGTGCGCGGCGCTAATGCTCACGGGCGCAAAAGGCACGGGTAAAAGTCTTTTCGCCCATGGCATGGCCCGGCTTTGGCGGACCTCCGGCCCGGTGCCCCTGACTTCCGCCATGGGGGACTTTAACGATGCCCTTGCACGTTGCCCCCTACTGTTCGCGGATGAGCAACTCCCCAAGGATTTCCGAGGCTACGGCCGGACCGCGGAGCTACGGGAATTGATCGCGGCCCGGTCCCGCCCCTTCAAAAAGAAATTCTATCCGGAGACGGTGATCCTCGGTTGTACCCGGCTTGTGATTGCCGCCAATAACGAGGATATCCTAGCCATCGTTGAAAACCTGTCCGTCAACGATATCGAGGCCATCGGGGACCGTTTCTACCATGTCAAAGTCCGGCCGGAGGCGGCGGAATTCCTCGCGGCCGTGGACGCTCCGGGGTTTGTCGTGGAGGACAGGATCGCCCGCCATGCGCTTTGGCTGAGGGACAATTACCGGATCCGCCGGGAGGGTCGATTCCTCATCCGTCAACCCGACCGGACCTTTTACCGCGCCTTGACTACCAAGACCGGGATCCGGTCCTCGGTTTGTCAATGGCTAGTCGGTTATCTCCGTGATCCGCGCCGGGTGGATATCGGCAAGACTTATCAGGCCCGGATCTCAAAAAACCGTTTGCTCGTAACCACGCGCGTCATTTTGGATAACTGGCAACTTTACGTGCCCAACGAGGCCACTCCGTCAACGGGCCGCCTTGCTCAGGCTATCGCCGGACTATCCCGGGAGGACCGGCCGCACCTCAATATCCCCGGGAGCAAGGGCGCATTGAATTACCGCCACATTGACACGGATCATATCGTGGCGTGGGCCCAAGAAACCGAATTCGCTACCTTGGAAGAAATCAAGGCGGCTTTGGCCGTCGATACGGAGGATCGGGTATGCAAGGCTTGATTGACACGTTTTGGGGGTATCGCTTTTTCCGGCGCGTGCGTCGCCTCCCGCGGCGCGAGGCATGGGCCGCCGCTCGCCGCCTTGCCGGGTACGTGGTCACGTTCCCGGAGCTACGGGACCGGGCGCCCATGTTCCGGCGGCCCTGGACCGGGGCGGAGGCGTTTGCCGTGGCCCTCTTGATTTGGTCCGTGGTCCTCGTTGGGGCGTTGGTCGGCCCGGCCGTGACGTCCCGTGGATCGACGCGGATCCACGCGAAATAAGGCTTGACCGGCAAGCCTGGATCCGGATACGTTCTAGTCATCCCACGGACGGAGGCCGATCGATGCGTGCGCTCAGGGACCCGTATTTTGCGATCATTGCCCGATGGTTGGCGTTCTTCCGATCGCCCGCGGTTTTCCTGTCACCGGACGTGGAGCAGGGGCCGGCGCGGAGGCGCTAGCCCGGTGCGGGCGCCGTAATGGCTAGCGGGCGCTCCCGGTGTGGCCGGCCCGGGGACCGCGAAAATACTTTTACCCGGGCCGCGGAGAAAGGGGATCGGAGGTGCTTATGTCTCGCAAGAGACTGCGCACACTAGGTTAGCCGGTTGAACCGGCATGGGCCCGAAGCAGGGCGGGCCCACCAGGGCGCGTGGCGGAATCGGCATACGCACCGGATTTAGGTTCCGGCGCCGCAAGGCATGAGGGTTCAATCCCCTTCGCGCCCACCCGTAAGAGCATAAATGGTTGCTCTAGAAAAGGACGCTCGCCGGTTGTGGGCGTACGGAAAGCCGGTATCCCGTGAAGTGTTGCCCCGAGCGAATCGGGATTAGTAGTGAGTCCTAATGGGCGATCGGGGCCCAATTCAGAAGGGAGGTCATGACCGAAAACCGCTAGCTCCCGAAACGAACGGACCCGGAGCCTCATCCGCCGGGGACGTGGAGCGTTCGTCCAAGGGCAGGACGGGGGACTTTGAATCCCCTAATCAAGGTTCGATTCCTTGACGCTCTACTAAGAGTCCGGCGTTTTTCCCCGATATCCTTGTATAAGAGGGGCAAACACCGGGCATCCGGCCCGGCTCTGTTTGGGAGTCGTGGTCACGGCCCGTTAGCTACTTGGAGAAGCGCCGCCCTAATACGGCGGAGGTTGCCGGTTCGATTCCGGCACGGGCCACGATGCAACTCTATATCGCGGGAGGCTCGGACGAACGGCTAACCGTTGTCCGGCCGCTCATTACCGAGGCGAAGGATTGCGGTTTGATCGTAACCTATGATTGGACCCGCTCTCCTGGTTATGATCGGCCCCTGACGCCCGCGGAGGTAAAAGAGCAAGCCTTGCTTGACCTCCAAGGCGTCGCAAACGCCGATCTCGTTTGGTATGTCGCCCCGGAGGCAAAGTCCGAAGGGAGCGCCGTGGAGCTTGGCGCGGCCCTCATCCGAGGAAAGCCGGTTATCGCCTCCGGCCCCCATGCCCTCCGCGAGTCCAGGATCTTTGCGCTGCTAGCGCACCGGATCTTTGCGACGCATGACGCCGCTTTCCGCGCGATCCGGATCTTCGCCTCGCACCCGACGGCCTACCTTGACCTTTTTTCCGGACCGCGACGTCAAGATCATACCTCCGCAAGTTACGGGAATGGTTGGGAATGTCCCGCGGAGTGGGCGGAGTTGCTCAAGAAAACGTAAACTTTTTGCAGGCCGGTTCCCGCGAAAAAACGGTTTTAGGGCCCTGGCATGAATCGTGCTCCAAGGCCCAGCGTCGAACGTGACGCACGGAGGCTAGACGAACATGACCAAGGCGGCGAGCAAGACGGCGGAGACGGAGACCAAGGCCCCCAAGGGCAAGGCGAGCAAGGCGGCCCGATGGGGCGAGGCCGATCCGCATGACCTCCGGATCGTGGGCCTGGACCCGGGATACCGGGAGGGGGAGTCCGGGTTCAACGCGGAGCTTTACGAGGCGGACCGGATCGGGCGGCCCAGCGATGACGCCGTGGCCATGTTCCGGGAGCACGGGTGCGATCCGGTGTGCGTCATCCGGAACACCTTGGGCGCCCTCATCGTGGCCAAGGGCCGCCAACGGACCATGAGCGCCCGCATCGTGGCGGACACGGACAAGACGGCGATCAAGGTGTTTTACTTCGTTCAAGAGACCTCGGACGCGCTGGACGTCACGCGGGAGAACGAGTTTCGCAAGGTGCGGACGCCCCTGGAAAAGGCGAATCACGCGGCCCGCCTCGCGCGTCAGGGATACAAGGAAGCGGAGATCCTGTCCGCCTTCTCCACGGACGGCGCCAAGAATATTACCAAGATGACCTTGATCAATTGGAAGCGCGCGGCGAATTGCTGCCCCGCTATCCAGGCCCGTTGCGAGGCGGGGGAGATCGCTATCACCGTCCTCTATGAGATCGGCAAGATCGGTTACAACGACAAGGACATGAGCGCGGAGGACAAGACCGCGAAACAGTTGGACGCGCTGGCCAAGATCGAAGCGGAGGGCGGGACCCTCAAGGGCAAGGCCGGCCGGCGCAACGCTTCGGAGGCGGCGGAATCCTCCGGGGAGACGGACGAGGGCTCCGGCGAGGCGGACGAGGGCTCCGGCGGCGGCAAGCGTGCGAAGTCCGCCAAGTTGTCCCCGGAGGTGCTCCGGGAAATGGCCAAGACTTTCGAGGCGGACGAGGAAGAACCGTTTACGGACAAGCTCCGCGCGGTCAAGGACGGCCCCTTGGTCCCCTCGCGGGAATACGTGGACGGGGACTATCAGAAGATCACAGGTGCCTTGCTCGCCGCGATCGTGGGGGACGACCCGTCCGGGGAGGGTCTCCGGGATTTCCCCTCCGTCTACAAGCACGTCAAGCGCTACCTCCGCTACCTCCGTTCCGCCACGTGACGGCGGGCCGGCCATCGGCCGGCGGAGGAAAGGTGCGCACGGTGCGATCCTGCCCGGAATCGTTCGCCCCTTCCCTCCGCCAACCGGGAGGCACCATGAGCAAGATCGGCAAACTGTTTTTCTGTGATTGCGAAACGACGGATCTCCCGGACAACGATCCGGAGGCGGAGATCATTGAGATCGCTTGCGCGATCCTGGACGTCGAAACGTGGCGCGTTTCGGGAGAATGGTCTACCCTCGTCCGCCACTCTCGCCCCTATGGGGACCTCACGGCCGCCACGTTCTCCAAGGTGAATTTCGGGAACGCGCTGGATCTGGATCTGGCCGTGGCGGGCCTCTTCCGGCGTTGGCGGGAGTCCGGCGGCGCGTGGATCGGTCAAAACCCCGATTTCGATCGCGGCATGCTCAGGCCCGCCGCCCGTTCATGCGGCGTCCCGTGGCCGCACAAGCCGGAAGTGGATTACCACGTTTTCGACGTCGCAAGCATGATGCTTCCCTATCTCGTCCGCGGCGAGGTTGGAGGCGTGGGCCTGAAAACCACGCGCGTTTGGGCCGGATGCCAGGGGGAGCAATCACACCGGGCAATGGGCGACGTCAGGGATACGATCCGCGTGTTTTCAAAGATCATGGGAGCGCAACCGGACGCTTTGCCGGGATACTGATATGCACCCGGGCGCCCACATTTGGGAGCTTGCGCGGGACCTCGGACTAGCCGGAACCGAGGCCGAACGCCAACGCTTGACGTTGGAGATCCAAGCATTCCAAGCCACTTGCGCCCATGTGCCGAATCCGGAGCACCCGGAGAGGTGCTACAAATGCGGCTTGCCCAGCGCGCCGGCCGCGGAGCCAAAGCCGGGGCCGGTCAAGGTTCGACGTCCGCCCCTGGACGTCCGGCGGATCGCATGATTAGGTCCCTATACACGGCAAATGATAACGCTTTGACGCCGTGTCATGGCGTGCCTTTTGAGGAAAGGATTTACGCGGCCGGCGAGGGTGAGATCGTGGATTGTTGCCCGGTTTGCGAGGCCGTTTATTTCGTGCTTACTGACGCAGGTTGGATTAGAGTGGATCCCGCCGACTATGCCTAGGGACGACTCCGCACCCGAGGGATCGATCTCCGCCTCCGCGCTAGAGGCGTTCGATCTCTGTCCTCGCAAATGGGCGTGGAGAAAACTTGACGGTGTGAAGGTCCCTTCCTCTCCTAGCGCGGCTTTCGGTTCCAGTGTCCACGCGCAAATTGAGCGATGGCTAATCCACGGGACGCCATTTGACCTAACCACGGAGGCCGGGGAATGCGCCCTAGCGTGTCTCCACTTGCTTCCCAAGCCGGGAACGCCCGGCATGAGGGTTGAAAAGTCTTTTATCCTAAAAGCTTGGGGCCTTACCTTTTTCGGATACAAGGATATTGAGCTTGTGGACGGCCCGAACGCCGAAACGGACCTAGGAATCCCGGAGGTATGGGATCATAAGACCACGGGTGATCCCAAGCGTTGGGCCCATTCGCCGGAGACGCTCCTAGAGAATCTCCAAGCCGGTCTTTACGCGGCTCATACGATGGCCTCCACGGGCGCGAATTCCTGTAACCTCGTTTGGAATTACGTTAAGTCCAAGCCGCCTTACAAGGCCGGCCCAACGGTGCGCCTAACGGTAACGCGGGACACGATTACTCCCACGTTGGCTAGGATTAGAGACCTAGCCGAAACGATGCACCTAATCAGACTTTCGGGTTTGCGGGCGAAGGATCTCCCGTATAACGCCGGAGCTTGCGAGGCGTTCGGCGGATGCGCCTATCAAGCACATTGCAACTTGACTCCGCAAGAACGGATGGCCTCAATCATGGGATCGATCTCCGACGAACAGCGGGAAGCGCTCAAGAGGAAGCTTGCGGAAAAGATGGGGGGCGCGGGCTCCGACGTCAACCCGCCGGCCGATTCCTCCGGGTGGCGCAAGTCCGATGACGGACATTACCACTTGAACCCGGCCACGAACGCTTGGGAGCCGATTCCGGCCGCTCCCCCGCCGCCCCCTCCCCTGCCGGCCGCGCCGCCTCCGCCCCCGCCGGCCGATTCCTCCGGGTGGCGCAAGTCCGATGACGGACATTACCACTTGAACCCGGCCACGAACGCTTGGGAGCCGATTCCGGCCGC